TGCGCACCGAGGAAAGAGGAGCGCAAGGAAGGCGTATATTATGGCATAGGCGACTTGATGGAATCCACGTTCAAGAGCAACATCCCCTCACCGGAGGATATCAACAACGCCCCATCGGTCGGAGAAGACGACCAGTTACCTTTTTAACATATGGAATCAAAGAGATGTTTTAAATGTGGAGAGATAAAGTCTCTTTCTGAATTTTACAAACATTCTAAAATGCGTGATGGACACTTAAATAAATGCAAAGATTGCGCAAAAAATGATAGTCAAAAAAGATATTTGGTCAAATCAAAGGATAGAGAATGGATGGAGAAAGAAAGAGAAAGGGGAAGAGAAAAGTTTAAAAGATTAGAGTATAAAAACAAATTTAAAAAGACAAAAGATTTATGCCCTATAGAATCTACATTATCAAGAAAATTCAGGTCAAAGGGATTTCTTGTGAAAGGTAAGGAATTGCATCATTGGAATTACAATAAACCTTATTCTGTTTTTGTAATGTCAAGAAAAGCCCATAAAAACATACACAAAGGTATAACTGTAAATTACGAAGACAAGTATTGCTATACCTTGGATGGTTCTAAAATAGATACCGAAGAAAAAGCGATGTCTTGTTTCTATGATATTTTAAAAGCGAGAAATATCAAAGAAAAATTGGTTTTAATAGATCTTTCTAAACTTTTAATTTAATGGAACTATACTTGCTCAACACCGCCGGCGGATTGATGCCATGCTATGATTCCGACTATGACGAGAAGAAAAAGCTCAAGCTAGGCAAGGTCTACAAGGCCAAGATAACGCTTGCACGAAACATAGATTTCCATAGGAAGTATTTCGCCTTGATAAATTGCGCTTGGTCTTACCAGAACGAGAGGACCACGGCGCATTTCAAGGAGAGCGTGGAGTGTTTCCGGAAGACCGTCGAGATAGCCGCCGGGCATTGCGATACGGCCTACAGCATATCCCGAAAGGAATGGATAGAGATCCCGAAGTCGATAGCCTTCGACAAGATGGACGAGGCCGAGTTCATGGATCTCTACGAACGTGTCAAGGACGTGATTTTCTCGGTATTCCTACGGGACATATCCGAATACGATTTCATGAGAAACCTCTCAAATTTCTAATCATGAGAAAAAGTGACAGGCCTCCAAATTACTTAATAGAAAAGATCGTGAGGCATGCGAACATTATTATTACCGCTCCTCATGGCAGCGTCAAATACATGGATGCGGCCAGACTCCTTAAAAAGGAGGTCAAGAAGCTGGAAACCTATAAGAGATACGATAATGAGAGATCTTAAATACTGCCTCAATGAGGCTTGCTCTAAAAAACATTGCCTCTGTCATCAACGGCAGAGACATTGGAAAGACCCGTCTAAAAAAGATGGGGAAACTACAAGGGCTTCGGCCCTATTTGACGGAAACACCCCTTGCGAGGGGTATGTCCCACAGTTTGAAAGAAAGAAATACAACATAAACTATTAGCGACATGCACAACTATTTTGAATGTAAGGTCTCCTACGAGAAGATGTTGGAGAACGGTATGCAAAAGAAAGTAACGGAACCTTACTTAGTAGATGCCCTGTCTTTTACGGAAGCGGAAGCTCGCATCATCGAGGAGATCCGCCCCTTCATCACGGGTGAATTCACGGTAACAGACATCAAACGAGCTCGTTTATCCGAGTTGTTCTTCAACGAAAACGGTGACCGGTTCTATAAGATCAAGGTTTATTTCATCACGCTGGACGAGAAGAGCGGGTCTGAGAAGAAAACAGCCGCTACCATGTTAGCCCAAGCCTCTAATCTAAAAGAGGCCATCGCCGTATTGGAAGACGGCATGAAGGGTACATTGGCGGATTATACCATCGCCTCGGTAACGGAGACAATGATCATGGACGTGTTCCCGTTCAACGCGGATGTCAACAAGAGAGTCGTTGACATAGACAAAGAAGAGATAGAGAGATCATTGTCCGACTCCGGCAAGTCCATCGAGGACAAGATGATAGAATGTAAGGAGATCATAACCCGTGATCCCAAAGAAGGGGACGGGGATCTTATAACAAGGACGCAATCCTTCATCAGGCAAAAGGCCGGGCATGACAAGGGCAAGTTCAAGGAGGCGGCGATAGAGATAGCCTTGCTACAAAAATTGCCAGCTTCCCAAGTATGGTTCATGGGATGCGGGCAACTCTTAATTGAAGAGCTAGAAGTTTAATAAATAAAAAGATCATGAAGAAATTTATCAACAAACACTGGATATTGATATTGGCCATAGCCTTTATTCCGGCAGGGAACAGAGTTTTTAACCATGTTGACGCATGGCTAGGAATAGTCATTATGTTAACTAGTTCATTATTTATAATTTACAAACTATTTAATTTTATCAAGAATGAAAAGGACAAGTTTTAAGTTTTTTACTATAGCGATAATCGCTATGGTATTTTTATCCTCTTGTGAACGTGTAGCACCTAATTACGCTGGGGTATTGATGGAAAATTACGGGAAACAAGGGAAGGAGGATTTCAAGGTCGTATCGGGCAGGGTTTCAACTTGGGAATGGGGCACGGAATTATTTCAAGTCCCGCTATTCGACCAACGAGGCGAGTTCGGAAGCCCTGTCACGTTAAAAGCCGCAGACAATACGGAGTTTAACGCACGCCCCACTTACTCCTACAAGGTCATCAAAAACAGGGCAATAGACGTTGTTTTCGATAACAAGCACATAGACAAGGCTGATACGGAATCAGGCAAAGACGGTTTCATGCAATCATTGGAGGATAATATACTAGAACCTCGCATCTATGATCTGATCAAGGAGGAAAGCCGTAAACATAAGACCGACAGCTTAATGGCTGACGGAGGTTCGCTTCTTTTTGAGAAACGCCTTGAGCAGATTGTAGATAAGGAATTCGAGAAAAGAGGTCTTCAATTACTCACATTCTCAGCGCAATTAGAGTTTTCCAAGGCGGTTCGCGAGAAAATTGATAGTAGGAATGAAGTTAACACCAATATTTCGGTTTTAGACCAGCAGATAGCGGAGCAACGGAAACGCAACGAGTTGGAGCAATTGAAAACGGAACAAGCGTTAATCACCTCGAGAGGATTGACTAAAGAAATTCTTTATAAGCAGTTTATCGACAAATGGGATGGTCGTACTCCCATTTATGGAGCGATACCCGATTTAATAAAGATTCAGAACTAAGGATATTAATATTAGAGTGTGTTTTTCATGGTATTAGATTCAGGTTAGTTAATGATTATCCCCGCCGTCCGTGAGGATATGCGGGGATTTCGGGCGGTAAGTATTCCGGGATGAAACGTTACGGAGTGCGCATGACGTAAAGAGGCCGGTTCGATCCCGGCACCGTCCACGAATAACAAACATATAATTATGGAAACAATACAGAATTTAGATCACTTGACAATGGCCATATACCTTATCACCGCAATACTCGGACTTATAGCAGTGATCTTGGCAGGATTCTTATTAATAAACGAAAAAAGAAAACATCCATGGGAAAAGTAAAGAACATAACCTCTTTAAAGAACAGACTAGACCGTATATTCTCCGTATTTATAAGAATAAGGGATGCTGACAACAACGGTTATTGCCGTTGCATAAGCTGCGGGAAGATCGTGCATTGGAAAGAGGCAGATTGCGGACATTTCGTCAACCGGTCACATATGGGTACCAGATACAGCGAGAGAAACTGCAACGCTCAATGCAGGTCTTGCAACCGTTTCGACGAGGGCAACAACATCGGTTATGCCAAGGGCTTGATAAATAAGTATGGCATAAAAGTAATTAACGAGCTTGAGGTGAAAAAGCACTCTATCTCTAAACTCTCGGCATTCGATTACCAATTGATGATCGAAGATTACAAGAAACGAATAAAGGATTTGAGGGATCAGAAAGGCATAAAGGATTGAAATGGCTAAGAAGAAAGACGAGCAAGAAAAGGTGAAATGTGGCGATTGCGCCAACGGACATCCTCACAAGGGGCTATGCGTTTGGTGCATCATACATGATGCTGGACGGGTAGCTAACTCCACGAGATTTTGTAACACTTTTAAAAATAGAAAATAATATGGAACAAGAGAAATTTGATTTATGGTGCGTGGTCGAGTTATTCGGCCATTCAAGGATAGCGGGAAGATGTACGGAACAGAATGTGGCCGGTACCAATATGCTTCGGGTAGACGTTCCGGATACAAGTAACCAACCCGGCTTCACCCGCTTCCTCTCATCGGGGGCCATATACGCTATAAATCCTGTCTCCGAGGAAGTAGCAAGGCAAATGGCGGAGAACCTGCAAATACAACCTGTAAACATATGGGATGTAAACCACCTTGTAGACCAGAAACTAAAGTCCTTGCAGAGCGGAGAGTCTCCGGATTTTGATTTTTAATATATGGATAAGGGTTTCATAAGAGCATCTAAAAAGATTCAAGGACAAGGACAACACGCCACCGGGATATATCCCGTGGTTCTAAAAAAACTTCAATTTGTTTGGTGTTTAAAAAGAGCAATCAATATGATTAAATCATGATAATAGAAATCTTAAACTATCTAAGAGAAAAAAGAGACATCAAACTGAGGATGTCTCTTTTAAGCAAGGCTGGAGGATATACGATACAAGAACTCCCAATGGTATATTCATTCGTTCTAGGAGGTTTCCACTCCATTCTTGAACTAAAAGAGTTCAGGGAATGGAAAGAGCAAAAACGAAACAATGAGGTTATCGACCCTTCTCGACCGACACCGTTATAGCTTAATATGGAATCGAATTTAGAATGTGAACAAGATATGTTTTATAACATACGATGAAATAAAATTGATTATATTCTTTGCGTTTCGTCTTATATGCTTTACATTTGCATCATAATTAGGCTCATGGCTACGCACATCCGAAAGCGTCCTTGCAAATGCCGCTATTGAATAATGGATGTGCCAACCCTTGGGCATTTTTTTTACATTTTAAATGGTATGGCAAAAAAAGAGACAAATTTTCCTCCTGTTAAAGTCGCC